ATAGCAGGCATGATCGACTGCGAGACTTTTGTATTTGCTTATGTCTGTCATCTAGTATATCCTTTCGTTAATATCTAAAGATATAGGATATTTATATAATATTACAAGGGTTGTCAATGAAATTTTTTTTAACTTTATACATATGCTCTGTCATGCACAATAATTGTATGCCAGTCTTGCCTAGTATGCACGATTATCAACAATCTCATGATACCTTTGACAGCTGTATCAAAGACGGTTTGGGTCAGTCTTTTGAGGTATTTTTTAATGGTGAACTGGTAGAGCAAGATCAGATAAATAGTGGTAGATTGTATCCTAAATTTACATGTGAACCTTATACCCCGGAGCAGGCAGAGACCTAATTATTGAAGCCATGCTACTATACTATATCTTTTACCTTTTGTGATAGGTGCAATACCGTGAGGATACATAAAATTACTGGGAAAAAATACAATAGATCCCTTACTTAATTTTAATCTTTTAATTTCTTTTTCTTTTTGATCTGTAAAAATTAGATCTCCTCCCTCATATTCATCATTTAAATTCATTATAATACTTAATGATCTTGGACTTGTGGTAAAGTTATCAACGTGTATATTATATCTACCCCCTGGAGAATATTTTAATAAATCTATTTGATTTATTTTTATACTTTCCATTTTAGGAAATTTTATTTTATAATAAAAATATAATCTCTCTATCTCGTGTTTAATATAATTCCAATTAGAAGTATCCTTAGTATTTTCAAAATCTAAATGACAACCTTTTACATTTCTTATTTCTTTATTCATACCTGATAATGTTTTTAAATTTTTTTTAGCTCTTTTATCAATGATAGTTTTTATTTTTTTAATAAACTCTGCATTAATTACTTCTTTTATTTCAACAATAGCTTCTAAATGATCCATATTAGTGTTTAACTACTGTTATATTTCCAGATACAGTTATAGAGTTAGAATTAGGTTTTACCCAATGCTGTAGATAAGATGGAAATAAAACTATATCTCCTTCAGTTAAAGTTGATTGATACGTTGTATTAAAAATTTTACTTTGATTTATTTCTAAAGAATCTTTAACGGGAGAATTAAAAACGGTATTAGAGTTCCCTTTATAATATATTATAAAAGAAAAATCACCTGGATGAACATGAGTTCCTTGATAATCTTTGTTTTCATATTTATTAATCCATATACCCGTCACTTTAAATACAAAGGTTTTGCAAATAGGTTTTAATAAATAAGATAGTAAATCTGTTAAATTTATATTTAAATAATTTATGGAATCTTTATCAAATAAAGTTTCCGTTTCTAAAGTAGTTTTTACATTTGATTCAAATGTTTTTTTAAAATTATTACCAACTACTTTTAATTTAGATAGATCTAATTTTTTATAGGCGATAATGTTAGGAAATAAATTATCTACCTTGACGGTTGTATGGTTTAAAATCTCTTTTTTCATTCTTGTTCTTTCGTTTTTTGTGAATACGTGGCCGTTTCTTAGGCTTTGGTCTAGGTACAAAATGTTTAAATGTTCTCTTGGCCATATTCTTTTATATACGCTTTATCGCTTTCAGTTAATTTTAAATATCTTATGCTACCATTTACATGTTGCCTGGTGTCTGCTCCACAGTTTGTGCATCTATAGAAATCAGTTACAATTGCAACTAAAATACAATCTTCGTCACATTCTTCACAATGTCCATGTACAGTATCTATGTTTGCAAAAGCTTTGTTTATTATAATTTTTTTAGACAAGATCTTTTGCCTTTCCAATCACAGGTTTGTATTTAGTTTTACCTTCTGATTTGTATGCATGTAAGAATTGTTTTCTACCACCTTCAGGTATGTAACTACAATGTATCCAGCCGCTGTTGGGTTCACTTGGATCATAGAATTCTAATATCAATTGATCGTAATCCAGATTTGTGTTAATCCAGTCAGCTAGTTCTGCATTATCTGTGCCCATACATTCGAAATCGGCCGCCTCGGCTTTGGCATGCTGTGAATTTACAGAGCTACCTATCTTAACACACAACGCCTCGCTACGGAAACCACTCGTCACCTTGACCCTACCAAAGTGATCACGTACTGGCTGAAGAATATTCTCACATAACAATTTTAATTTTTCTATCTGCCCTGAGTTTGGATTGTTATTGATATCTAAACGGACAGCAGTATCGGATTTAATTAATTCCTGAAGCGTGAAGTTACGACTCAAATTCATTATTCTAATATTAGCTTTTTTATTGATAAACTTCCATCAATATTTTGCTCTACTTCTGCCATAGATTTTATGCACTGGTGCTGTATGTTACTACCTTTGTCCTGTCTCTTGGCGTGCCTCTTACCTTTTAAGCACATTGCCATTGAAGGCTTACTTGTTTCAGGATCAATCTGAATTCTGTGTTCCTTGATTTCTCCGTCAATTATCATAAGAAGAGCCACAACTTCTAAAATCATACTACCTTACCTTTATTTTCACCTTGTTTGATAACATATTTTTGTGTACCATGTTTGCCAGTTTCTACTTCTTTTTTCAAATTTTTCACATAACTCATCTGTTTAGCCTCTTTATTTATATTCGCTATGTAGTCTAAAACTTTTTTAGTAACTCTTCCCGTTGCCATTCTCTCTTACCTTATCTTTTAATTCTTCAATATCAACCAATGCTTTTTCTAATTGTGTACTTAAAAATTCTATATTGACTTTGTTTGTCATATTTAATTCTTGAGTTTTTTCCATCTTCTCGACACTCTTATAAAGATCTTCCAATAAAAAATGTTGCTCCTGGTCCACGGGCACCTGTTCAGATTTTTTTAACAAATCATTTTCAAACAGCTCACGTGATGTCTCCAACGATACTAATCTCGCTGTCAACTCGGTATATGCGAACACGCCGGCTGCGACGAGCAAAATCAGAGAGGCAACCGTCTTCATCGGCATCTGCACGGCAGCCGATTCAGATATGTTTAGTGGTTTATTGGACATGTGGACCTCCACAGAAAGCCAGGAGAGTTAACATTACAATTAATAAACCTGTAAAGTAGTAATTCATCCTGGCTATCTCCATAATTAACCTATAAGCCATTGGTGGATTTTTTTAAACGGCCATGAAACTACAGCCCAAATCCATTTAATAATTTTTTTTACCATGTTATCCTCCTCATGTGTATGCGGAACATCTCCACCTTCATGTGCGTGAGTTACGCCATCATCGTGAGTGTGTTCCATATAATCGTTACCATGAGCATGTCCACAATGCGGACACACTTTGTCAACGTTAATAGGTGTTATTATAAACCCCATTCCACAGTTTTCACACTTCATTTTTTCTTCTCCTCAATTTCATAGAAGAACTTGTCGGTATCTTCTGTCCGCCACGCCCTACTATCTTCCACATTCCATTCATTCGTTTGCACTTTCCAGTCAGGAGTCTCATCTTTCACTGTGAAAGATGGTATGTCCCATATACATCTATTGTTGGGTTGTGCAGCAAAATTGCCATCATCTAACGCAATTATGTGAGCGCATTTATGTTCATGCGGTATCTCTGAATGATCAGTGTCAAGTATGTTACTCTCTGGATGAGCAAAGTCAACCGTAAATAAATATTTCCCTGGATGCCATTTTTTGTCTTTACCTATGTACTTTCCAGCCTGTCCGTCTAAGATATCCCAACGATGAACAGAAGGATAATAAGAAAAACAATTCCAGAGCTGTAGTTCATCAAGTCGTCTTGTGGGCACGTCGGATGGTTCAAATCCCTTTTGAATAAACGCGCTAATTGGTAGGCGATAAAATATTGCACCGTTTTCCATAATAGCATGCCATAGTATGGCCCTTCCCGTAAGTGCAGATAGACCGAATATAATACAGTCTTCAACTTCGCCATGATGTTTTTGTAAGTCATAGAGATACTCCCTTTTTATTTGTGCATAAGTCGGTGGTATGTTTACATTTAAGTATGCCATAATTATTCCTCATTTTATTGATCCCCAATTTGGACCAGCTTCGTAGTCTACTTTATTTGGTATCTTCAAGTCAACTGCGTTTTCCATCACATCTTTTATTTTAGCTGCTTCCAAGTCATTGATAACAGATATATCTAACTCATCATGTACCTGTATGTGTGGTGTGATACCTTCTTTATATAATTCTAACATAGCTTTCTTAGTCATGTCAGCTGCTGATCCTTGTATAAGTTTGTTCAAAGCTTTGTATGTAAATGCTCGACGTGTTGGATTATTATGCCAGTAATTTTTTTTAGGATTACCGTCTTTGTCTTTTAATATTTCATCCTCATCGTCTTTTAAATACGGTCCCATCTTTTGTAGATCCTGCATACGTTCTTCGTCTTCAGGTGGTATATACTTACCCCAGTCACTGCCACGTAGTATTGGTTCGTATTTTGGAAAACGACATCGTCTACCTAACAAAGTTTTAATCTGGCCTTTGTTAGCTGCAGCTTTCATAACTTCATTCATTAATTGTTTTACAAACGGAACTCGTGAATGATATTTGTCAAATAATTCTTCTGCTTTAAATTTAGATACACCCAACTCTGCTTGTAGTTTAGCTTTTCCCATACCATAAAACAAACCAAGATTAATTACTTTAGCTTGTGATCTTGGTATCTCTGCCATCTCTGCAACTATTTTGTGAAAGTCTGTTGATGAATCTGTATCGTAAGAATCTGCGATTGTGTTTACAGATGGTAAACCATAACGTAATGCATAGTGTGCTACAAGTCTTGGTTCCTGTTGCGAGTAATCAAAACAACCCCACTTGCATCCTTGTTCAGGTATAAACAAACTTCTTATCATTGGACCCAATACGGGATCACGTGCAGGTATTTGTTGTAGGTTTGGATTAGCATAACTAAATCTACCTGTGATAGTTCCTCCATCATCAGATCTAATTTGATTTATCTCTGCATGGATTCTACCTTTGTGTTCATGTTTTAATATTGTATCTATAAACGTTGTATTTATTTTATTAATCTTTCTTGCTTCAGCTATCTTTTGTATGATAGGATGCTCATGATTTGAAAGGAAATTTTTAGTAAATGATGGTTCACCGGATTTCGCAGTACGCTCGTAAGATAAGTTTAGCTTTTGAAAAACTTTTTCAATCGACCTTGCTGCCCATATTTGGGTGTCTATTTGTGTTTCTTGTTGAACTTCTCGCAATAACAGTTGCTCTTGTCCAATCAATTCCTTACGCAACTCGTAAGCTCTTTGAGTATCTACGCGAACGCCTAGATAACGCATATCAACGAGACAAGGAAAAAGATCCGTTTCAAGATTAAAAATCTCTTCAAGATCATTTTCTATAATTAATTTTTTTACATGCTGCCAAAGTTTAAAAGTTAATTCTGCATCTTTTTCAGCATATGCTCCAACCTCATGCGCAGGTAATCTCCACATATCAGCTTTTGCATCTAATCCTCTTGACTTAGCCGCCTCGTTTAATGCTCGTTCGTTTTTACCTTCGTTTAAAAAATGCCAGGACAAAGTATTTAGTGTGTATGAAAATCTGTTCTCATCTAATAGTGAGCACGCAATCATTGTATCTACTATTAAACCATTGATATTTAAACCTAAATTTCTTATCCAACATACGTCGTACATAGCGTTGTGAAATATTTTTGTAGCTGGACAATCAAGAATATCTTTAAACCATTCTAAAGTTTTGTCTCTATTCATGTTAGGTCCCTCTTGGTGAGCAATAGGAAAGTACCATTTGTCATTGTACGTGGCCACCGCTATACCAACAACTTCACCATTATCTGTGACTGCACCTGATCCTTTTGATTTTAAATCTGGATCTCTTGTTTCTAAGTCAATTGCAATCTCATCGTAAGATCTAAGATCTGGATACTCGGTAGGTTGAACCCATTCTGTTTGAGGCAATATCATTTATTTTTCATGTCTCTCATTTTTTTTAATTCTAATTGGCAGTAGTGTATTATCTTTTTAATATCCTCTGCACCACCTTTACGTTGATAGCGACAAACGTATTTAACAACGTTGCCTTGAAAAAACGATAGATCGTTTTTAGAAATAAACTCGTAAGGTTGAATAGGAAATTTTGTGTAGTGATTCCCGCCGACCTGAGTATATTGTGGAAACGCCTCGTCCAATATATTTTTATCTGTCATAGTTGATACTCCCTTAATTTCTTTTTTGCTCTCAGTTTGTATAGATTATTTCGTGCTCTCGT